AAATCTTTCTTTAAATAAAAAATAATGGATTCATATGGAAATGCAGGTTTTAGAGGAGTGAGTAAGCAACGTGCTGAATTAAGTGCGTTGCGTTCTAAAAATATTAAAACAGAAAGTTTAATCGTGAATAATACAGCAATTCTAAATGAAGTTGTTGTCGATAGCACATTAGATGTTTCAGGACTTGTAACACTAACAGGTGGTTTACGTGTTAGCGACAACGAAGGTGTAATTGTAGAACAAATTCAATCAGGATCAGTTTCAGTAAATCCTGGAAGTATTGGAGCCACTACAAAAGGTTCTGTAAATGTAACTATTTCAGGTCTTGTACCAGGAAATCACATTTTATTAGATGTGCCAAGTGGTTTAAATGCAGGATTGCTCTATGTCGGTCATAGTATTACCGCAAATAATACACTAACAATTTATTTATATAACAAAACAGGAGGAGCCATCGATGATGGTGCATTTAATTGGAACTACATGTGGTTTGGTCTTGATTAATTTTATCTTTCTTTGGTTTTTAAACATATTTTTGTTTAAAAACAATTACTATATACATTTTTTAATAAAAACTTCATTATCTCTAAAAATCTTATCAAAATCTTTACAACATGTATCCCATTTTATTAAATTTTTATTTTTTATATTTATTAAAATAATATTTTCATCTTTCAGAAATAAATTTTCTTTTTGATTTGTTGTAAAAAATAAAATATGAAACTTTAAATTTTTATATTTTGTCTTTAGAAGATTTGAGAATTTAATCAAATAATCAAATTCTGATTTTTTATTTTTATCTTTATATTCATCATGTATAATCCGATCATCATTTTCTTCTTCATATCTTAAAAATATGAATGGTTTCTTAGAATTAAAGTTCTTGAATTGATTAATCAATCTTTCACTTCTTCTATTATAACTTTCTTTAACTTTATAAAAGAGTTCATCATCTTCTAAAGATGTATTTGTAAAGTTTTGATAATCCTGTTTAAAGTTATGTTTAAATCTTAGATAATATTTTTTATTTGTAACAATATATTTATCATCTCCCGTAGACATAATTTTCATATTCTCAAAGTCTTCTTTTTTATCAAAAACTTTATCTAATTCATCATTTTTAATTAAATCAACGATCGCCCACATTGATGAACCAATATAATCAAAATAATTCGTTTCTTGATTTATTTTAAGATATGAAATATACATTTTAAAGAAGCAATTGCTTCCTAAAGAAATAATATTAGAATAATTATTTTTAATAAAACCAGCCATTTATTTATTATTATTAACATAATCGTATTTTCTTATAAAATCAGATATTTCACTTTTATATAATATATGTGATATAATTTTTATATTATATATACTATCTTCTTTTTTTAAAACATAATATTCTTTTGGAATATAATTATATCCATAAACATTAATTTTTGTATCAAAATCGATATAAACATCTTTTCTTAAATTATAATACATTGAATATGTTAGAGAATTAAAACTTGATCGATAATAATTAGTATTATATATCCAATTTGATAATTCCAGAGCAATTAAATCATCTCTATGATTAAAATCTACTTCATGTGCATATGAATAATCGAATGGTTCGAATATATATGGATATAATTTATTGTCTAATACACGTAAATATATTATATCTTTATCAAAATCAATTTCTTTAATGGTTTTTTGTTTAAATGGAACAGAAAAATCAAAAAAATTATCAAATATTCCTAAAGAATTATAAATAATTTTTGACATTAATTCTTCCATAATTTTATTGGAATCATGTAATTTTTAAACTAAAAAAATAGTTTAAAAATATTATTCTTTTGGATAAAAATATAATAAGATTCTTACAAATCCAAGAATAGATAACATATAACTAATAACCATTAATATTATTAATATTTGGATTTGATTTCTAATATAATCTTGTCTATCTTCTTTAATATATTGAATTTCATTAATATAAGTTATTGCTAATAACATAAAACTAATTCCTAAAGATAAAAATAAACTTGTAAAAAACTTTACATAAAATAATTTTTCATTTTCTTTTCTCATTTCTTCTTCAATGAATTCTTCTTCAATATTTCTTAATTCTTCATTTTCATCTTCCTCATTAATCGGAACCAAAATATGATAATTTGATTTCATCATTAAAAAAAATTATAAATAAATATTTATAAAAATCAATTTAATAAAATGTTCTCATTCAATTCTTTAAAAAATTTTTTTTCTATTAATTCAGTTCTTCATTCACTCGCTTTTATAGAATATTCTTTACTTTCAACAACTCTAATTGATAATTTATTTGGAACAATTATCAGAAACTATACTATTTTAAAATTTATTGACCATAAAACTAGAAATAAAGAAGATATAAGCGTCCGTATTCACCCAAAAGAAAGATTTAAAGGTGAATTTGTTTTATATTTCTTATCAACATCAATATTAGAGGGTTTTACATCATATTATGTTGAAAATAAAATAATTTTTAGAAATACCAGTTTTTTATATGATATTATAGATTTTATTCCATTATCATTATTATTTGAAATTATTTTTGATTTTGTTCATTATTCAACACATCGTTTATTACATAATCCATTATTATATACACATATTCATAAAATTCATCATAAACATAATTATCCCATATCTATAATCGCTTTTTATCAACATCCACTTGATATTTTTATCACGAATTCTTTTCCATTTATTATAGCGTCTTTATGTCTAAATAATAAAATGAGTTACTTTCAATTTAAACTACTTCTTATTTATAAAATATTTATAGAAGTAAGTGGACATACTGGCAAAATTATAAATTCATGTAGTTTTACACAGTTTGTATGGGTTGTAAAGTATTTAAATATTGAATTAACAACAGAAAATCATGATCTCCATCATACAAAAAACAATTGTAACTATTCTAAAAGATTTTCATTATTTGATAAATTATTTGGAACTTTTAGAAAATAAATATGACTAATATCGAAATCGTTTGTGATTTTGCATATATGTGCATTTCATATCTGGAAACTCTTTTACTAATTCATTTCTAAAATATTCCATTACTTCAAATGTATCAGTTGGACCACATGTATATATATCACTTGATATTAAACCCTCTTCTGTATAAGCATGAACAGCAAAATGACTTGAATCTAGAAGCAAAAAACTAGTAAAACCAGGTGGAGTATCTTTATTCAAAATTTCTAAGTGTTTATGCACGATTTTCATGTCCGTTCGTTCGATCGCGCGTATCATAAGTTCAAAAACAAAATTCCCAATTTTATTCTCGTCTCCAAATATACCTGTGAAATCAGCAAGTACATGTTGCCCTTTATAATTAAAATCGTCTGTAGATTTTTTAATTGATTTATCCATAATTTATTATTATTATATTTTTTTATATTAAAATTTTCATAATTCAATTTTTTTTAAAAAATTATATTTAATTCTCTTATTTAAAAAATTTATTTTTAATATAATAAATGAAATCATTCAAAGAATTAAATTCTCTAGAAAAACGTATTTCTGAGTCAAACAAAATTATTAGTAGATATCCTTCTCATATTCCTATTATTGTCGAATGTGACTCAAGAATTGGTACACTTGAGAAACAAAAATTTCTAGTACCTTATGATGTTTCCGCATCACATCTTCTTTTTTCAGTTAGAAAACAAATTAAAACTGATTCTTCAAAAGCAATTTTTATGTTTATTAATAAAACTATTGTATGCCCTACTACAATGATGTCTACATTATATGAAAATTATTTGAATAATAAGATAGAAAAAGATGGAGATAAGTTTTTATATGTATATTTACAAACTGAAAATACATTTGGAAGTACACTATAATAAACTAACGTATCTTACTAAACATATTAAAATACCACCCCATATACTATCAACAATAACAACATTAAAATCCCAATTATCGAAAAGCGCATAATTTGTCGTTTCGTATATACCATATGCTAGAAATCCTAGCATAAATGTATCAATATATGTATCTAACTTAGGAATAAAATATATAGCAAACATGTATAATATAAGATATGAAAATATAACTTTAGAAATATCTGGTTTCATTTCTGATTTCTGGATATTTTTTACCATATTACCAAACAGTTCTTTTATTCTACTAATATAAATTGAATCAAATATTAGTAAAGCTAACAACGCGTATAAAGCATTCATTTTTATAATATAATTATATATTATAAAATTTTTATTTTTATTTATTTTATATACTTTCACTTGGTATTACTTTATTTTTATTCAAAAAATAATATCTAAAAGGTATTAAAACATATAAAATAATAAGAATACATATTGGTATCCATCTTATAATATATGATATATTTTTTTGTTCTTTATTTTTAAGAGGATCATTAATTATATCATTACATTTTACAATTGAAAAAATACATGCAGCAGTAATTAAAAGAAAAATTAAAATAATTCTTGACATTTTATTATAAAAAATAATTTATTTATTTATCAAATTATTATAAACAATTTCAATATCATAAATATAATAATATCTATCTTTTACAATAAATTTTGTAGAATCAAAAGTACAAGAAATATTATTAGTATTATTATAAATACAAGTTTTCAAATCTTTAGAAATAAAATGTATATTATCTTCTAAAGAACAATTAGTTAATAAATGTTTTAATTTACTCAATTTTCCAATATTTTTTGGTATTACCGACTCTTTTCCATTCGTTGAATTGCTTTTTTCTAAATATAAAAATAAAATTTCAATATCTGGACAATACTTTTCAATGTCTGTAAAATCTTTTATATCATAAATATTAAGATATAAGTATTTAAGATTTTGAAATTTTTCCCAATTTATTATTAATTCTTCTTTTTTTCTGTCTATTTCTGTTAAATGATAATAATTTAAAGCAATATATAATTCTTCTGTTTTTGTTTTATCTGGATCTATATGATTATCAACAATAACATAACATTTTGTAAATTTTATAGATTTTGGCCATGTAAAATATAAAAAACAATGTGGATTTACTAAGTTTTTGAGATGAATTGATAACAAAGAATTTGTATGCTTTGATATTTCTGAAAAATAATAGTCATCGTGATCATATGTTTTTAAAAAACCCCTTTTGTAAAATAGATTTTTCATATATTTACATGTTTTAACAAAATTTAAACTATCTTTATTATCTAAATTATTCATTATTAATACTAACAAATCATCACACAATGTATTAATCATATAATTTTATTATAATAATAATTTTTATATTTAAATATATTCTTTTATTAAATAAAATTTCACGAATGAATGTTATAATTACAGGAGTTGCGGGTATGATTGGTTCTAATTTCTGTCATTATCTTCTAGAAAATAAAAATATACTTGGAATATCGAAAATATATGGAATTGATGATCTATCTGGAGGATATATTGACAATATATCAACAAATGATACTCATTTTGCTTTTATTAAAGCTGATTTAACCTCTGATTTTACAATTATTGAAAACATATTTTTGACAAGTAATATATCTTATATTTTTCATTTCGCTGCTTATGCTCCTGAAGGATTATCTCCTTTTATTAGAAAATATAATTACATATCTAACATAATTCCAACTGTTTTCCTTATTAACATGGCTATTAAATATAAAATTAAAAGATTTATATTTACAAGTAGTATGGCCACATATGGTGATAATGTAGCACCATTTACAGAAGATATGATTCCTAATCCTGTAGACCCCTATGGAATAGCCAAATATGCATGTGAAATGGATTTAAAAGTAGCTTTTGATCAACATGATTTAGAATATTGTATTATTCTACCACATAATGTGTATGGAAAGTATCAAAATATATGGGATCCATACAGAAATGTTTTAGGTATCTGGATGTATCAATCTTTACATAATTTACCAATTACTATCTATGGAGATGGTGAACAAACTCGTTCTTTTTCTTATATTGATGATATGTTACCATGTTTATGGAAATCAGCAATATCAAGTGATGCAAAGAATCAAAGGATTAATTTAGGTAGTAAGAATCATATATCTCTAAAAGATGTATCAAAAATTGTAATGAAAATTACAGGACATGGTAAATTTGTTCATCTTGAAGGACGTAGAGAAGTTAAACATGCCTGGTCTTCTTATGAAAAATCAGAAAAAATATTAGGATTCGTAGAAAATGTGTCCTTAGAAGAAGGATTGAAAAGAATGTGGGAATGGGTCAAGACATGTCCTAATAGAGAAGTTAAGTATTGGAAAGAATATGAACTTGATTCAAAAATTTATTCATTCTGGAAATAAAATTTTATTAATTTAAAAAAAGAAAAGTTTTATTTTAAAATGGCATCTATACAAAGTAATGTACAAGAGTTAAAAGAAATAAATTTAGAAATTAAGAGATTACAAACTCAAACAAAAAATTTAAAGAAAAGAGCAACAGAAATTGAAAAATATATTATATCTTATTTAAATGAAAAAGAACAACCTGGGTTAAAATATCAAAATACTGCTATAGTTCTTGAGAATAAAGCACAGAAAATTAGAAAATCAAAAAAAGATACAGAAAATGATACTATTCGCATATTAGAAGAAAGTGGTGTTTCAAATGCTAAAGAAGTATTAAAAAAGATAGCTGATAGTAAAAATACAAATAAAACAAATATGCAAAAAATTAAATTACAATCAATTACTAAATTATAATTTTATTTTAAATTATTATATTTTAAATTATTTTATTTTTATTTTATTTTTATTTTATAAAAATAAAATAACATGTCAAGAAAAATATCAAATTATTCAAAATTAAGTGAAGGATATCAAGATAATACAAAAAATTATTCAAAATTAAGTGAAGGATATGAAAATACTAAAAAACAAAATACTAAGAATGATAGTGTTGAAAATTGGGATGTACAATTACCAACAGGTACAGTACTTCCATTATTAGTAACAGATTATTTAATATCGTTACAAACAAAGTCGGTAATTGGTTATATACTTGATATACCAATCGATTTTTTTAAGTTTTTAGTGGGAGTTTGCGAGGATGGAGATATTGCATTAATAGGATTTGAAAAAATTAAAGATTTAGATAAAAATTTAAAATCACTCTTTTCAGAACTGAAAAAATATAGAATTCGTAATATGAAATCTTATTTAAAATTAATAAAAACTTCAATGTCAAAGTTTTATGCTGATTCTATGAAACAATTATTAAAAAATATAGAACAAGCTGCTATAGATTCTATTGAAAAATCAGTTACTAATAATATTAAATCTAGTGACGAGATAACAAAAATAGTAGATAATAGTACGTTAATAAAAGATTTTAAAAATGGTGTTGCTGGATTAAAAGCTGGTATCCAAGGCTTTGGTAAATTGTTACTTAAGTCACCTGACTTAGTTTTTTCAGGTATTTCATTATCTTTAGATATAGCAGATTATGCTGGTGCCACAGTTGGATCTGTAAATTATAGTTCAATGTTGACAAATGAAGGTCTTTTTGCACTTAAAAACATGTATCAGAATGAATTTGAGGATAATTTAACAAAGAGTGAAATTGATAAAAATTTAATTATAGGACCATTAACTAGAGATGGTGTTAACTATTTTGAATTATTACTTGCTAAAAAAATTTTTTTTACGAATGGTGACAGATTTATAATTGAAATTAATAAAGATATAACAAGTTTTAATAATGGTAATAAAATACAATATCTAGTTGATGCATATAATCCTGATAATAATATATTTACTAATAATTGTTTAAAATATAAAGTAAAAGAATATTTAACAAACATGAATATAAAAGATTGTCAGGATTTGTATGCACAAATAAACATAGATTATAGAAATTTATGTCAAAATAATAAAGGTTTTATCACTACTGATGGTATATGTTCATATACAGAATCAAATTGCGTTGCTGGTATTGCATTTGATACTAATAATTTAATAAATTTTTATAGTGAGTGGAAAGATGGTAAATGTAAAATTGCTGACCCAACAATGATGCAAACATGCAATAAAATAGGTCTAGAGTATGATAAAAATATTACAATTACAGGTTCAGATGAAGATTGTAAACTAACTAATACATGTAAGACATTATCAGGATTTTGTAAAATAGACAGCGATTATTGTTTCAAATATAAGGCAGGATATGAACCAAATCCAAATATTTCAAATAAAGGAGATTGTAATGTTGCACTCGGTCAACAAATTGCAGAAATGCTTATAGGAACTGTTATATTAAGAGAATTAATGGATGCTGAAGCTAAAGCATTGGAACCATTAAATGATTATATTATGAGAAATTCAGGGGATATATTAAACACTATGGTAAACATAGCAAGTCCAGTGCTTAATCAATATATGGATACTGACGTAAAATTTCAAAATTTACCTGATGCTGTATTAAATTGGAGAAATAGTATACCTGAAATAGCACCTGGTAATTTATGTAAACCAAAAGAACCAGATAATTTTAATTATAAATATGTTAAAAATGAAAATGGTTTAATTTGTCAAAAAATTTTAGATTGTAAAAAAAATTATTATGGTAATGATAGTGATGATACATATTTTAATAATTGTGTATCTAATTTATATGGTAAAAATTGTAATGATAATAATTTAATTTGTCAAAAAACTTTAGAATGTAAAAAAAAATATAATAATGATAAAGATTTAACTAAATGTATATCTAATTTATATGGTAAAAATTGTGATGATAATTTAATTTGTCAAAAATCTTTAGAATGTAAAAAAGGTTATAATAATGTTGTAAATTTTACTGAATGTGTACATAATTCATATGGTAAAAATTGTGATGTTAATAGTGATTATTCAATATCTTTATATGATAAAAACGGTAAATGTGTTAAGACAAATAATTGTATGACTGGATATACGTATGATTCTAATTTAAATAAATGTAAATATACAAAATCTGGACAAGATTGTGTACCAGGTATTAATCGTCCTATCGCATGTCTTAAATGCGAAAAACCAACAAAAGGAGATATAATAAGTGGAATAAAACAAGTATATGATGATGAAGGATATTGTACAGTTCTTAAAACTGGAACAGATGGTGGTTATACATGTATTGATTCATCTAATGTATTAAGATATGATAATGGAAAACCATATTGTGCAAAACCTGTCTCGATTGATAATTTAGGTGCTGCTATTGGTACTAATCCTTATGATAAACCTTTATTTGATTCAAGTAATTTGGGTGCTGGTATGTTTAACGCTCCAATTGTCGCGAACTCAAATGCTTGTTCTATTATGTAATTTTAAAAAATTTAAATTTTATTATATTTTTTTATTATAAATAATAAAAAATGCCACCAAAAATTCTGCCACAATCATGTCCAAGTGGAACTTATACTTTTACTAATTTACTTGGACAAACTAGTTGTATGTCATGTCCAATTGGAACTTTTAATAATTTAACTGGACAAAGTAGATGTATGTCATGTCCAAGTGGAACTTATAATAATTTAACTGGGCAAAGTACATGTATATCATGTTCAATTGGAACTTATAATAATTTAACTGGACAAAGTACATGTAAATCATGTCCAACTGGAACTTTTAATAATTTTTCTGGACAAAATACATGTATATCATGTCCAAATGGTTCTTATAATAATAAAACTGGACAAAGTATATGTATGTCATGTCCAAATGGATATTTTGTAAGTCAAGATAAAACCAAATGTTTTAATACATTTACTGAATATAATTATGAATCGATCCAAAAATATTTTGATGCTCGTAAACCACCTCGAGGTTTTAATAAAAATCTCTTATTTAAAGCTCAAAGTGAATATTTTACTGATTATGGTTGGAAAGACTTAATTGTTATATCAAATGATATTAATTTAACTCGACCCTTAGATGAATCTAAAGATAGCAAAGTAATACTTTTTGGTGATATACCTTGTGTTTATTATAAAACTATACCTAATCAAAATAGGGTAGGTTTTAATTATGGAAATAATATGTCTTTTAGAATATGTTTTAATTCACCAACAGATTATTGGTTTTGTAATAAAGATGGTACTAATGCAAATAGTAAAATAATTTTAGAAAATGATGGTACAAATTCTAAAAGAATTAATGGAACATCATACAGATTTATTTTATATCCTCCAGGACAATTTATGAGTGATGGTCCATTTGTTATGGTATTAGAAGAATTTTCTAATAATAATGTAAATATTTTAATAAATAATTTTTATAATTAATTTTTAAACTTTTTAGTTTAAAAAATTATTTTAATTAACAAAATGAAAATTATTATTTATGCAACACATGATGAAGGAACATTTAATGAACTTAGTAAACATAAAAATGTAATTGTATTAGGTTTTGGAAGTAAATGGGACGGATTTATAGGAAAAGCTAGAGAAATTCTAAAGTATTTAAATAGCTTACCTGATGATGAAATTGTAATTTCATTAGATGGTTTTGATTCATATATAAAAAAAGAAGATCATGATCAATTACTTTATTTATTTAAAAATATGAATTGTAAAGTTTTATATTCTCTTGATAGCAAACATGGTTTATATAAATATTCTCCATGTGATCCAGAAATTATAACATCTTACATTCAAAACAAAATACATGGTGAATGTAAAAATGGTTATGTTGCAAATGCTGGAATGTACATGGGTTATGTAAAATATTTGAAAATAGTATTAGATAGTATTATTAATTGTAATATATCAGATGATGATCAACGTAATCTTAATCAGTTATGTGATTCATTCCCTTTTTTAGATATTGATTATAATGGAATAATCTTTGAAAATTGTAGTAATATAAAAGAAGTTAAAAATTCAAATGCTTTTTTTTGTAGTATACCTGGAACTCCTAGTTTTAATAGAATTATTAGAATTATACCTGAATATTCTCAATTTTTTATTTTAGAAATCGTTTTTCTATTTATTCTTATATTTACTATTATAACATTTATATTACTTAAAAATTATATTTTTTCATAAATTACCATATACCCAATAGTAAAATGTTTTGATGTATCTACTATATTACCAGAAGAATCTCCAAATGTTTCACTCATTGTTAAATAATAAGATTGCATATAATGACTTACTGTATTTACAATATAATCAGATGAATCTGGTAAACGAAATTGCATTGCTAAATTTGTAAACCAACTCATCAATTTGAAAAAATCACCTTGGCTTTTTATTTCTTTAACTTTTAAAAGATTATACTTATTTGCAACATATTCATAAAAATGTGGTGAAAATCCAGAATAAAAATGAAATGGTTCTTGATGTAATCCTGATGTAAATGGTGCTGTTAGTATGATCTGACCACCTTTTTTACAAATTCTTGTTAATTCTTTGATTGCTTTTATGGGTTCTGGTGTATGTTCTAATACCTCTGTGCATAAAACATAATCAAAACTTTCATCTTTTATTTCTGTTAAATTTGTTATGTCTCCTTGATAATCATATTTTTTATTATCTTTTTCTTTTTCTCCTCTAAAAGTATCCAATATTTCTTTATTTCCCTCGAATTCGTGAGAATAATATTCACAATGTGAAAATAAATTCATATACGGACGATTTCCGGATGCAACATCAATTATTTTAGAACCGGATGGAATATCTTTTGCTATATTAGCAATCCATTCGTCACGAATTCGTGGATTAAAATCTCTTGGAAGATAATGATTTAAATTTCCTAATTTACTTAAGTCTGTCATAATATTTAATTTATAAAATTTTGTTTATAAATTAAAATCATAATATACATGTCGAATCTTCGTCATTGACACTTGTTGGAATTTTTTTACACCACCCTTTTCTACCGTTACAATTTGGATGATTTTGAACATTGTACAAATAATATCCGGGTTTACAAACTTGACTTATATCATCTCTATCAGAATATGTATCTCTATTTCCTTGTTTATCAATTCGAACTCCTTTTGAATTTCCATTTAATCTTAAATCTTTATTTCCTTGAATAATTGAAGTACAATGATAATTTTGATCTTTATGATTAGGAATACCTTTTTCATTCGAATTGCAAAATAAACCCAAATCATACCCAATTAAATCTCTTATATTATCTTTTTTACCCCCTGGACAAAGGCGAGTATTGTCACATAATTCTATACCATTTCCAGTTATTATATAACCGGGTGAAAGACCTACATCAAGTCTATCAGCATAGTTTAAAATTTTTTGGTATTCTATTTGTCCTCTGACAAGTCCTTCTACCCAAACATTAGATTTTACACAATTTTCTGCTTTAGTAGAACCTTCATTCTGATTCATTGTATTCGGTGGACATGGAGTTGGTATTTCTAATTTATCAGAGGGACAATAGTGATGTTTTGGACAAGTTTTAACTTCTTTATTTGAAAATAAACAATACTGACCTGCTTTCGCTTGGCAAATAGGTGGAGTGTTTTTAGGTAGAACTGTAGTGCTTGGAGGGCTTGGAGGTGTTGATACATATTTAGTATTATTTAAATAACCTTCACGTAAATTTGAATAATCAGATATTCTTGACATTTTATTATAATAAATAAAATAAAAATTTTAATATTCTTCTCATAATATTATTTCAAATGAAACTCCTAAATGGTCAGTATTATCTATTTCATCTTGTATTTGTATATTTTTAACTTTTATATTTTTATAAAATCCACCATCTAGGTAAAATGGAATAAAATTATCATTTTTTTTATATTTTGAAGATGTATCCATTATACCATCTAAAATACTCCAATGAGTTGGAATATTTGATATAATTTTATTATACCCTGGTATATTCAGATTTGATAAACATATATTAAAATCACCGCATATTAATACTTTATTTAAGTTATTACAATAATTTATAACTTGATCTAATTGTTTTTTAGTTATTTTTTTATTATCATCATCTTTTGAATATATTGCTTGTAAATGAAGATTAATTATATATAAATCATCGATTTTAAATATTATAAATCCTTTATCTGATAATTTATCAATTGATGCTAAATTATCAAATCTTATAAAATCTATATATTCTATATTATATTTAGAATATACAGATAATCCAGAATCTATCATTTTACCATATGATCCTTCAGGTATTATACAATTATATCCGTAACATTTCTTATTTGTTCCTAAAAGAGTAGAAAAATTCTCCTGAAGACATAAAACATCATATTTCAATATTAAATCTTTTATTTTCTCATAATTACGAGATAAAATATGAGGCATACTCTTGATATTATATGTTAATATTTTAATACTCTTTTTTTTCCCATTATTTATTATCATCATCGCATTATTCTGATAAATTAATTTTCCTTTATTTATTTTATAATAAATCATTAAAATGCAAAATACATAAAAAAATATATAATACATTTTATTTTAATACATTTTTTATTTTAAATTATTTATAATTATTAACCATAAAATAAATTATTTTTATTTTATAATATAATTAATAAATGAAAAACAAAACATATTTTATTTTATTAATTTTTTTTATATTTTTATCTATATTGATATATGGAATATATTTTTTTAATAAATATTCATGTCTAAATCCAAAAACTAAAGAAGATTATGATACATCAGTATCTTCTATGTTATGCATAGGAAAAACTTGTATAACAGAAGAAAATTTAATTCAATTATTATTTAAGTCTCAAGAAAAAAATATACCACAAACTGTTATTTATTCTAAAAGTCCTTTAGTTAGAAATACAGAAGGAAAAGATTTATCAACGCCTGCAGATATAAAAAGAATGTTGCCAAACGGAGGAATTATATATTCGGAAGAAATAGGACCTATTACTTTTAGAATAAATAGTGAAAATGAAGCATTTTACACTATACCACAAAAATATCAATTATGGGCAACAGTTTATAATGTTTCTCTTGATATGATATATCAATCTCAAGAAATGAAAAATGCATCAGGTATTAATTATAATTACTCGCCACCTACATCTGATATTTATACATATGCTCAAAATAAAAATATAAGATATATGAAAGATGATAATTCATGGATGGATATAGATCCATTAAATATAAGTTATATAAGATACAAAGGATTTAAAAATGCAATTATAGTTTATAAAGGTAATGATATAGAATTATTAAATAAATATATAAAAACGATAGCTATTTCTGAATTTAGAAAAACAGATATAATATCAGATATTCCAAATAGATGTGGTCCACAATTTGGAAAATGTGCGAACAATAATGAATGTTGTGATTCAAGTGGTTATTGTAGTAGTTCTAATTGTACTTTATATTTTAAAGACCAATTGGCTATTTATAATAATCTAAATATACCAATATCAACTACAGTCACTGGTTCTCCGCCAAAAACTAAATGCGGTTCATCGTTTGGAAAATGCGCAGTTGGTGAATGTTGTGATCCAAATGGTATTTGTAGTAGTTCTTCTTGTTCTAATACTAAAAATACTATCACATATTATGGTAATTATAGTAATCCCACTATTAATTTATTATTTTCATATATATATACATCAAATAATAATATATTTCTTGTTAGCAACACAAATTATCAAGAATTTAAAAAAGAATTTTTTTGTTATAATATATTAGAAAATATTCCATCTAAAATTAAAGAAGTAATGGATAAAACAAATATTAATAGAATTTTCGGATTTTCTGACAGTTTTAACTATACTATTGATGGTATAACATATACAACACCTTCAAATGTATGGATGGCGCTAAAAACATCCAATGGGGATATATATGAAGGAATATATTTACCAAATAATTATTTATATAATTATAATGAATTAACAAATGATCCATTATCGTTATTAACTAATGTTCGAAGAAAAGCAAATTTAATTAATGATGTTTGGGGTAATTATGAAAATATACCATCAAGATATGTAAATCTTAATTTAAATATTTTATCTAGTACTGAACTTCAGTATATGAAGCAAGTCTATGTATAATTTTTTAAACTTTATTTATAGTTTAAAAAACAATTTAGAAACCTAAATCGGCATCTTGAACTAAGAACTTAATAAAACTGTTTTCAGTTTCTTTTTCATCTTCCTTAATTCCGGCTTCCTTTCTGGCATCCATATATTTTTGATAATAACTATCCTTAAATGTTGGATGTTCATCATCCATATTTTTCAAAATATCTCTAGTTTTCAAAACAATATCTTTGATTTCAGCCATTTTCTTTTGATGTTCAAGATAAGTAAAAGATAGTGAAGCAAGTTTTACTTTTTGTGTAATATACTCTTCATAAGGATCTACTTCTTCACGCTTGGACTCTTCTAATAGATTCTTCTCACGTTGTTGAATCTCCTTAATTTCTCGCTGTTCCTCTTCTTTCTTATCTTTTATACTACTAGAAACATTCTTAACCATTTCCTTTCTAATATCTACTTCTGAAGTTTCAGCTGAATATTTAGATGAAATAGTTATAGGGAAAGGACGTCCAACATATGTATGGAAAATATTATGATAACTATCAACATTTCTAATCAAATACTCGGCACGTTGAGATGCTTCCATTTCTGAAGCATAATTACCTCTAATCTTAGCAAAACCATAGACACCATTCTCATTTGGTGATGCTCCTTTTGCTGGGATGAAACTAAATAATCCGATCGTTTGGAGTGGTACTGCTGGATCACTATAAGTCTTATCTACCTTTGGGAATTTATCAACAAATGATGTAATATTTAATTCCTTTAAAGCCTCCTCGGCTTGTTCATTTGTAAGCGGTGGTTGTGATTGATCAGGCTTCCATTTATTCACACGATCTCTATCTTCAGGTGCTGTAAGGGATGATTCAGTTGATGACATTTTATATATTATTAATAATATATAAATATTTCTTTAAATATGTTTTCTTTCTATATTCGATATTAATTCTTTTTGATTTTTACCATTCTTTTCATATATTAAATGTCTATCATATGATATTTCATGGATTTTAAGAATATTATTTCTACATTTTTCAAAAAGAATTAGATTATCAGATTCTTTTGGTAATTCACCAAAACATAATATATTTTTCCAGATATATCCTTTGTTAGATGGCATGTCTTTCAAATTTTGTTTCATATAATCTGGAATTTTATTATTATTATCAAAAAACTTATTTGTTTCTTTATTAAGAGAATAATCAGATGTTCCATCATTTTTTCTGAAAGTTTTGTATTCATTATCTAAAATTTTCTTATCTTCATCCTTTTTTTCATTCTTTTCAATCACTTTTTTTGATGAAATATCATCTCTTTTTTTCATTTTATCATTATTTACAATTCTTCTATCCATTAATTCGCCATCTAATAAGCCATTTGATATCTGAATTAACTTTTCTTCATATTCTATTATTTTTTGCTCATCTTCTTTAATTTTTTCATTTAATTTATCAATTTGTTTTTTATAAAAACTTTGATGTTCTTGTATATTTGATAATCGTTTTATTGTTTCTTTATTTCTGGAGATAGATACTTGTTTATCCTTAATATCAATCTTAATTAAGTTTTTTTCAGATAATCTTATTTGATCCATAATTTATAATAGATATATAATATATAAAATTATTTTTTTAAATATAAAATTTAGTTAAAGAAAAAAGAAAATATTCTATTACAAAATGATTTTCTTTTACAACTTAAATCATTCCATTCATCAATTGTAAATTTAGATGACATTGATAGATTACAATTCGAACATATTGGTCTTAAATTACCGATTTCTATAGTTCCGCCTTTAGATTCTGGGATATTATGCCCTACATGATAATTAAAAACTGTTATTTTATTTGTACACCACTTAATGTAACATTTATTATCAAAATAAGGACCATTATATTTAAGCCATACTTGTTGTCTAATTGCTTTTGGTATTTTAAGTTTTTTTAATCTTTTCATATTATTAATGTTAATTAACTTTTAAGATTATTATTTTTATATTGTTTTAAATAAAAAAAATCAATCATGAAACGTTTTAGTAGCGAAAGTGAAATATTCGATACACCGCCTTCAAAAAAAATGAAAGTAGATGAACCAGACAGTGATGAAAAAATTAAAATAAACATTTATAATGGTGATAGTTTAGAAATTATGCAAAAATGGGTGAAGGAAAACTCTTTTAAAAACATATTTGACGCTGTGATTACATCACCGCCATATAATTTAGGTAAAGGAAGCAAAATATTATATGAGTCAAAAGATGATTATGAGCCATCTGATTTTATTAATAATAAAGTTGAATATTTTAAATGTTTTGAAAATTTAGTTTCAGATGATGGAATAGTTTTATGGAATCAAAGTTATTTTAAACATAATGGATATCTTCCAACTTTAACCGTTGCTGAAATTATAAAAAATACAAAATGGACTCTTATAGATACTATAAGTTGGCATAAAGTAGCACAATTACAACCAGGTGATAGATTAAAAAGAGTTGTTGAACTTATTTATGTATTTGCAAAAAAATCAAAAGATGATATTTATAGTGATAGTAATTTTGAAATGAATAAAGATATCCCTGAGTCTGGTAAACCAACAAATTATTTAATTAGTAAAACAAAGACAGAGGGGACATCTAAAAAAAAAGAGGGGTCAAGTCCTGCAGAATCAGCAGGATGTACAACAACAGCCGTATTTTCAGATGATTTAGTAACACAATTAATAAAAATTTACGGAAATAAAAAAGATTGGAAGAATATTTTAGATCCTTATGCTGGAACCGGAACAACTGGTATTTCATGTATCGAAAATAATATAAATTTTACAGGAATAGAATTAAATGATAATTGTTCTGAATTTATGGCTGATCACTTCGCAAAAAATTACGAAAATGTAAATGTTTTATTAGATAATAAAAAACATATATTAAGGGAATTAGCACCACGTAATTTCAAAAGTAAAATAGAAATATTAAGATCTGATAAAAAACAAATTTTTAATGTTGAAGATGAAGTTAAAGTTTTAATTGAAGGCAAAGTAACTAAAGTAACAATAAATGAAGTTATATTAAATGAACTAGAACCAATTTATAAAATAAAATTAAAAAACGGTACTATTTCTGATATAGATTATAAAAATGCGGATTTTTTTTATAACAAGCAAGTCGAAGATTATAATTTAAATTATATTTTTGATAAAAATAGTCATGGATTAGACGTTGTTTCTCCTAAAATTGATGGTCGCAAACATAGTCGTAAACATAGTCGTAAACATAGTCGCAAACATAGTCACAAACATAGTCGCAAACATAGTCGCAAACATAGTCGCAAACATAGTCGTAAACATAGTCGTAAACATAGTCGTAAACATAGTCGTAAACATAGTCGTAAACATAGTCGTAAACATAGTCGTAAACATAGTCGTAAACATAGTCGTAAACATAGTCGTAAACATA